CTAACCCTATTGTCTCTAGGGGGCTATCCGTTCTATATCCGATACCATGCAAATGTTGATATAGGCTCAATAGGTTTTCGAAACCTTGTGAAATATTCCCTTGTCCAGCACTCAAAAGTATTTGCAGCTTAGGGTTATCCAGCTTTCGCCTGAATTGCACTGTATCTACCTTAGGCGGCCTTGCCATGATCTAACCCTAAAAGAAATAAATTAAAATAATTCTATCATCTAAGGGTAAACACCTATGGTTTTTTTCTTTTTTAACCCGATAATTAGTTCACTTTCACAATGAAAGTATCAACTACTAAGGGCTTTAATATGAAAATCACTGAGCAAAAAAACGGCAATTACACAACTTTTGAGCGTATTTCTTACAATGGTTATTACATTGTCAAATTGTACAAACGGGGTGAATTGGCCGATAAGATCATGACCGATACTTATAAAGCTGCAAGGGAATACTTAAAGTGTTTTAACCTTATCGCTAAAAACGGATAAAGGGCAAACCATGAAAACACTAACTTGCAATGAAATACAAGCCCTAATGCGTAAAGCGAAAACCCTAGAGCAATCACACGCCCTTGCTGTTTTGCTTGTACAAACCCTAAAAGAAAAGTACAAGGGTGAAACCTACACTTGCTATCAATCTAAGGGGCAATCATGAAGCAAGGTTTTTTAGACTACTTAGTAGCGATAATTTTGGGTTTGTCATTGTGTGCGGGTTTACTTGCTTACTTTGATATTTTAGTTAAATAGTTCACTTTTTTAATAGGCGTTCAAAATCATGGATAAGATCACACAATCAATAGAATCACTCAATAGGGCTAAAAACGGGGATTCACTCGCAAATTATCAGGCAATTTTGCAAGGGTTTGCCGATAAGGGAATTCCAGCGAATGACATTATCCCTAGGGAAAACGTGTTCACCTATAACGCATGGTTAGCCCTTAATAGACAAGTTCGCAAGGGTGAAAAGGGCGTGAAAGTAGTCACATGGATACCCGCAAAAGATAAAAACAGTGAAAGCAGCTTTATGTTGTGTAGGCGTTCAACTGTATTTCATATTTCACAAACTGATCCGATACAGTAATTAGACTGTAAACCCTTAGTAATAGGGGTTTATGGCCTAGTGTCTTACTGGGGTTTTTTCAACTTTTTATAGGCGTTCACACAATGACAAAACAGCAAATTTTAGCCCTGCAATCAATAGGCAAGGGAATAATTGAAGCAGCAAATATTGACTCTATCGGTGCACCTAGTGGCGTGATCTATAGTGCTCTCATGTCACACGGGGCAACATTTAATCAATTCCAGCAAATTATGAGCACATTAGAACGTCACGGGTTTTTGTCTCATGACGTTGACGCAAACACTTATCACGCCACTGATGCGGGTTTACAGTGGTCTAAAAAGGTTTAAGGGGCTAAAAATGTTAACTATTACATTACATCAAAAAACCGATAATGACGGGTGGCAATCAATAAAATCATTGCCTATTGATAGCGCACAATGGGGTGAAATTGATAGAAGCTGGATTGATACTCTAATGCAATCGGGTTCTATGGTTATCACAATCGGTCACACAATGTATTCCATCGATAAATAAGGGGGCAACATGAAACCTACACTATGCACAATCACGGGTTTTTGGTTTGTCACGGGTTATGTGACGGGCCGTAAATACTGGGGGGCAACACCTAGGGATTGTGAACAAAACGCACAATTATATTTTTACCGATAACTTAGGGTTTGTCCCTATTGCCTAGGGGTTTTGTGCCCCTAGAATCTAATTTTCAATCATAGGTGTTCACATGAAATTCAAGATCAATCAAATTTATAACTTGTCAATTTATGGCAAAGTTCAACCCGTCAAAATCTTAGCAGTTCACCCTTTTGGCACTATTGACGTTGAAACCTTATCGGGAAAGTGTTTCCGTTTATCAGGGTTTTAAACCTTAGACTGATAGCCCTTAATTAGGGGCTATTGGCCTAGTGTTTTGACTAGGGTTTCAACTTTAAAAAGGCTTTAACATGAAATTTTCAATTAAACGCAAAGATATTCGGGCAATGTTGCACTTAGCAGCAAAAAAAGATCTGCGATACTATTTGCAGGGTATCAACGTAGTTAGAGACAATCGGGGCACTTACATAGAAGCTACAGATGGGCACGTTTTAGGCCGTTTATTGATAGATGGCATTAGATCTGACACTAAGCAAAATGTTGTTTTACCTACGGATGCACTTCAAAAACTCAAGGGCACTAAAAAGCAAGGGGATGAGTGGCTTAGTTTTTCAGTTGAGGGTTTAGCCGTTGAATGTATTGATTCTCAGTCAACTACACGTTTTTCAGCGCATGACGCACGTTTTCCCGATACTGATAGAGTGATTCCCATGGGTTTCCCTGATGATGATCTAAAACCCGCCACGTTTAACCCTGATTTGCTTGTTCGTTTTGTAGATGTTTCAGAAGAACTATACGGAAAACGTCAAATTCCAATGGTTTTGCAGCGTGGTAGTCAATCGTCTATTGTAGCTTTCCCACAAATGGATGATGCTTTTATCGGGGTCATCATGCCAACCCGTGAATTTTCAACGGCTAAAGTTCCTCAGTGGTGCTATATACCCTCAGTTAAGCCAGTAGAAGCTACTGAAACCGCCTAATGCTTAGACTGATAACCCTCTTTTTGGGGGTTATTGGCCTAGGTGTTTTCCTAGGTTTTCAACTTTTAAAAGGTTTCAATATGAAAAATGAGCGCAAATATTACGTGACAATGACCGATAAATTCATGTCTGGCTGGGGTGAAGCTGCTGGGAAAGTCAATAAATTAGTTATTGAATGCGACAATCCAGATCAAGCATTTTTGATAGAGAAAAACGCACGAAAACGCAATGAAATGAAATATGTCAATTTTTGCACAACAAAACCCTCTTACCCAAATTCCCATTATCTGACAAGCTGGAAAAGTTTTGCAGATATGGGCGGCCCTTGGATTCAAGCATAAAGGGGCTAAAAATGAACAATCAAAAACTAGAATGGCAGCCACTTTGGGATGCAATGGAAGCAAACCCTAGCGAATGGATTGAAACCACTCAAAAAATGTATTGGGATATGCTGGAAAGTGTACCGCCTAGGGCGCAAAACTCAAGAGGCTTTTTAGTAGGTGAACCACTTAGCGACAATGCAGAGGGTTTCCCAATTTATGCTTGTTTCAAAAAATCAGGGGATAACTATTACGCTAAAAATTTAACACTTTCAGAATTTAGGGCGGTGGTATGACACAAATAGAAGCACTCACACAATGCCTGGTTCTTGCTTTAACAGCACCTAATGACCAAAAAGCGCAACAAGCTGCTGAATTAGCAGAACAAATAGCCCAAGGTTTAACAGTAGATCAAGTTGAGCAATGCAAAATTGCTGCCCTTGATTGTCTTGAAAGGGTAGGCGTGTGATCTATGCCACTATTGCCCTAATTCTTAGAATTCTGTCAGGCAAACGATAAACCCACAACCCGCCATAAAAAGCGGGTTTTTTGTTGTCTAAAATTTAAGGGGCTATAAGCTCTTTTTTTACGTCAAGCATAGTAGATATGCACAAGGCTAAAAAACGGCTTAAAAGGGGCTTTTAGTGGCTTTAAAGGGCATTTCCTCGCTTAGTTTGCGTATGGTTTCATTAAGGGCTGATAGTTCATCCATTTTATAGACGTTCCATAAACGCTTCTGCCCATGAATTCCATTCAAGCTGCCCCTGTGACAATCTGCACAAAGTGGCATTGATGTGAACCACTGACCCTGATTAATCTCATGGCATTCGCTGGGTGCTGATGCTTCACAAATAATGCACGACATGGCCTTGATTCTAGCGATGTGTAATCTCTCGCTTGCTGTAGGTTTAGCCTTATTTTTGCTTTGCATTATTGGGTAGCTTTTTGCTCAATACGGGCACTATATTGGGCGGTTCTCCAGCACTCGACCTTGGCTTGTGCGGCCGTCATTAGCCAGCGGTATCGCTCCTCAATTTCAACGGCTGCCCTGATTCCTTCGAGTATCTCTACATATTCGGGGTGTGCATAAGCGAATGTGTCCTGTTTTCCCAGTACCTCAGTACCAGCAAGGCTTTTCAGTTGTGCGTGTTTTGATCGCCTGTATTCCTCTAAGAACATACGATCAGACTTAGCCTTTGCATACAGTGGTGCAGTGTCGATCAGGTATTGAATGGCTTTAGTAGGTTCGTTCATTTGATAAACCCTTCATATTTTCGATAGGTTGGGCCATCTTTTTGTTCGCACCTTCTACTGTGCTCGTTGGCCTCTTGTAAAGCCTGAAAAGCCCATTTGCAGTTAGTGCATACCCAATATGGCGGGTTGCCTGGTGCGTCTTTCTTTTGTTCAATCATAAGTAACGACCCTTTGTCGGATAATTTTGGCGCAATCTTGAATAGTTGTTCTTTCTACTTGGGCAAATTCTGGTTGATCGGGCCACTCTAGGGTCATGCTTTCCACCAGTTTCGCATCCTCCTCTCTTTGTTGTTTAGCAACTAAGATAGCAAAGCGTTCTAAGTATTCGGTTAACTCGTGATCTGCTTGATTGGATGGGCTATAAACTTCATTTCTTTCGACATAAAACCTAGCCTTTTGTGCCATTTTGTAAACTTCGTCTCTGTTCATGTTATTTCAACCACTAGGTTGCCGTTTGATCTGATGTAATCTTTGGTCTTTTGAATGTATTTCTCAAATTCTGACCTTGAAATGCTTGATTGTTGAAGGTCTGCATATTGGATTAAATCCCTTACCGCTTGGATTCCCTCACCCGACAAACCCATCTTCTTTGTCTTTTGATAGCGTTCGGATGCCTGATGTAATGCGTCTTGTGCTTTTTGGCAAACAGGCATGACTTCATCTTTTCCAATATTGTGTCTAGCCATAGTCTCACTTAGGTTTAGAACGTCAACAAGGGTTCTCCAATCATGGATTGTCCCTTGTCCCTTGGTCATTGCTTCTAGGGCTGAGTATTCCATCATTCTGAGCTTGTCTAGTTTGTCTCTGTGAGTGATAGAAGCACCCACGATGGCGTGAGTACATGGGTCAATCAATGCCCAAACCTTGCGTTTAGTGCGTTTACGCATTTCTTTCCTTGAGCAATTCAATAGCTTGTCCTACTGCACTTTCTTGCCCCAAGTTTTTGTTATAAAACAAATCTGTTAGCTCATCATTGGTTAGCCCTACCCACTTGCGTTCATGCTCTGCTATTAGTTTGGCAAAGGCTTGCAGTTGCTCGGTGTAAAACGAGTAAATGAATTCACCACTTGGATGAACCCCATAAGCGGCAGTCTGTTGTGCCATCTTTTCGAGTTCATCTAGCTTCATACATCCTCCAACTTGTAGTTAAGTTTGTGATGTTGAAACCGCATAGCTGCCTCGATTTCTAGTTCTTTGAACTGTTCATCAGACAGTAAACCGATGACATTCCTACCTTCAAACCAAATCTCATCGATTGACTCGTTATAGGTCGAATCTTGGTCTGATTCGTATCCATAAACGACAGTAACGATCTCGCTACCTGCACCTGTTGTTGTGTCAAATTCCCATGTGGACATATTTACTCCTGTTAAAAATTTAATGTTATCAATGTTTTTCTGTTTTTCTATTAGGAATTACCCTAACTCCTCTTTGACCATAACTTCTACCATCCCGATAGTCCCGTAAACCTTTGTAGAGTGAAGTGACACTACTTGACTGTCATCTAAGAAAACAATCCCGTTCATGCCATCAAATACTGCTTTGCAATAATTATCAATATCGCTTTTCTTTGTTGGGCGTTCATATCCTTCTAGGGGTTCGCTACTGCCCATTGCCAGTTGCGCTGCCTCTGCTACCTTGGTTTCATAGTCAACAGTAGTCTTGGGACTGTAAGTTGAAACAAATTTACCCCTTCTAGCAAACCTTGGGCGACCCTTGGGTACTGGTGTTCCTTCCACCATAAAAGTTACCATGAAGCTCATAGAAGTGTCCCATTTTGCATTTGTTGCATAAAAGCCCTTATGCGATCTCTTGCGCCAGTGCCATAAATTCTTTCGGCTCTTTCAAGTCTTGCCCTGATGAGGTCACGATTCTTTGATGTTTCCCAATTACGATAGAGTTCTCGGGCTTCTGCTTGCTCGAGAATTACTCTGTCACTTGGGCCTTCGATGTTTCTCCTACTCCAAATCACCAGTTAACTCCAATGCTTTGTTTATCAGGTGAAGCGGAAAGGGGACTCCATCTTTTACTTTGTCCAACAGGATCATGGCTTCAAAGTGAGACATTTTTTAGTTTCTTTTCTAAGACATAAGACCAAACTGCACCACCAGCAACCTTGGCAACAAACTGAAGTGCCACAATTTCAGGCATCAAAGCGCCAAACGCAATGGTTGGGAACAATAACGAATCTACGGCAGCGCCAGCAGTATTTGAAACATTTGCTCGTTTAATCCATGAGCCTGTCGTTCTCATAAAGACCGCCCAATCAACTAAAGCGGCAACCAAGAACGCAACGGCAGAAGCTACTGCAATCATTCCTGCGGCAGGGTTTAGCAGATAAGTCAACCCGCCAGTACCGACAATTAAGCATGTCATTGCCACGGCATAAATAATTAAAGCAAAAATCATAAAAGTGTTTCCTGTTCCATTGGTTGATAAAAATTCCATTGCGAAGGGGCATTAAATGCCTCGATCCTAGAACGCATGATTTGCGCTCGTGCTTCCTTGGTTGGCGGCAAATAATTGCCATGCTTCCAATGCACATCAATGCCTACATTCCTACCAATATTTGTGCTGTCGGCTGATGAAAATGGTAGTTTGGTAAAGATTGCAGGGTCTAGCATCCTCAAACCATGCAGTTTGCAAGCAGGTCTTCCCATGTCATCACAAATAACCCGCATTGCCTGGCTCATCTTGACCCACCAAAGAGATGTTCCTACTGTAGAAAACTCCCCAGAACTGCCAATGCAGACCCGAACATAGGTGTTTGCCAGTTGTTCTAGTCTTTCAAGGGATTCGTGCATATGCCAAACTGGTGCGCCAAACCACTTAGGCAATGGGCAGTCTTTCAGCAGGGCATCATTGTCTGCCTCGTTTCCATCAATCACATCGGGAATGACTGCAAAGTCGCAAGAAGGGACTTTTTTCAGGTCTAGTGACCAATCGTAGAAAGGCTGCCAATCAGTAATTGGTTTACCTTGTCTCCAAGCAGAGAATGCTCCATTGTCTATGGCGAAGGACTGACAGACCTCGATAGCTGATGCAAGTTGGTCAGAATGAGCAAACGAAACAAACGCATGACCACCTTCTATTGCTTTGACTGCTACTGTGGCAGGAGTTATTGGTAAGCCGTGATAGTGGATCATTTACGCAACTCCGCTAATCTTGCTCGTATGTGTTCGGGCATAGGGGTGGCTTTTTTATTGTCAGCATCAATCTTTGCCAAGGCAGGATCAATTTGCGCTTCAACTTTGATCCCAAAGGATTCTGGAATCTCAGCCCCATCCCATCTTTGTTGGTTCAGATAGACCAAAGGTGCGGGAATGAAAGCACCATCGTCTTTTCGCCAAGCATCGGTTGTTTTCATCCACTCTATGTGCTTAATAATCTGGTCTGCACAGGTTTCACAGTAAAACTTCTTCCACTTAACCAAGCAAGCAGACTTACCGCCTTTTCTAAATGACTTAGGCCATGCTGCCCAAAACTTCTCAAAGTTGTCCATGTCCATCCTTTTTTAAATGATCCATAACAATAAACAACTTCCCCATATTTGTTAATCAGTACTTTCCCTATATATGCTAGTTCAGTTCAGTCGGGTTCGAATTGGCAAATACTCACCTAATCCTGAGTTAACAAGATTAGTGAGTACCTATGCTAGTTTCAGACAAGTCTGGGACATACATTGGGCTATACCTTACTGATTGCATAGCTTGCAGGATTACACGCCTCAGAGCGTCCTGTCTGCCCGTTCCTGCATCCCTTTCGGGTCACTCATGTGGGCTTGGCTTGGGACAGTTCCCCCGTAGCCTCTCAACACAGTTACGGCGGCCTTACGAGCGGTCTACCTGTGTCCAGTCTCTTATGGCTAGGTTCTGAGTCCTACTTTATTTGCAACGAACTTTGGTCTGCAATCCAATCAAAATCTATGGGGTTCTCTATTCCGTTCATCGCCTGATGCCACTCAGACGGGGTTGATTATACACAGATCAAAGAAGTGTCAATAGGTTTTTTTCAAATAAATTGATTATTTGTGATTTCGTTTGTTGGTTGTCTGCCAAGCAGTCTTTTAGCTTGTGAGTTCATAGAAGCATACTCAGCCTTAGAAAAGATGCCACGAGCGTTTCTGATGTCAAACGGGGTTAGCAGATCACGAGACTCTTCTACTGGTTTATCCTCAACCATGTGTGGCTCTAGGGTGTACTTACAAACCCATGACCTACCCAACTTTATCTTTTCAACAGTGATTCTTTTCTTGTGGTGCAGATGTTTGCAAGCAGCCACAATATGTAGTCTAGGGATGCCAGTTAGGTCTTCTATTTGGTATGAAGTTAGCGATCCATTCTGCAATGCTTGAATGACTGATTCTTGGGTCATTTGTAGAGGTTCTCTAGGTTGATTGTTCGGTTTAGATGGAGTTCTAGCGTTCTGGCAAGCAAAGCTGTTACAGCCGCATCAAAGTCCTCTGGTTCGGTTGTATAAGCATCTGCCATTGTT